ATCAAGAGCTAAGCCGAGACCAACATTATCAGTCAGCAGCGTTGTGGTGCTGCCAGTGATGTAGTTGCCACGACCGGCCGTAAAGAATGCAGCGTTGTCAAGAAACTTCGTCCAGAAGACTTTGTTTAACTTCTTGGCTGCACCGCGACCGATTCGAGTTCGCAAATCGTCAAATGCACTCATGTCGTCATTGATGATCTGTGTCCGCGTCAGGCTAAACATCTTGGCGTAGGTTCTGGCCTGCCTGGTATACGATTCTTCGTTGATCGACCCGTGCTTGATTTCGCCACCCGGCCCGACCTCGTCGTACTCCATGTCATCCAGCATGCGATAGCTGGTGACGGCTTTGAAGTCGGATACAGAAGCCGTGCGGCTGATGTCTTTCCAACTTTGTTCTTCTTGCTCATAGCCTTGCAGCAGTTCTTTGTTCGCAATATTGCTGAGGATGCCAGGCAGTGAGACCGTTGAGAATCCGGCCTGAATGTTGCCGCCCCAAGCCGCCCGGCCGATGTCCTGCCAGTTGTTGCGGGTGACGCCTTCACTGGCTGAAACGTAGTGACCATTGGCAACAGCAGCCTCAATCAACAGGCGTTTGATTCCCATGGATCCACGGTAGTTTGTGTGAGCCGCTTGCAGCACCTTATCACTGAAGTGCTTATCAACGTCTTTGATTTTGCGGGTCATGCATATCGCAGCCTCTAGCACCTGCGGCAGGTTTTCCGGCTTGTTTTCTTCGCCGCGAAATGATGTCGGGCGTGTTCGTGCGGCAGATGCCTTCAGCACTTCCAGTTCAACTTTGTCGATGCTCCAACCCAGTTCAATGGCCGTTGCTGCGATATTCGGATGCCCGGCAGCCTTGGCCTGGATGTCGCCCATTCGGCGTTGCTCGATACCGAACTTTTTGCGAGCGTCTGCAATTACTGCAGTGATGTCGAGCTTTGCGTTTGCTGCCACTGGAATAACCTTTTCATCTTCAGGGACTGGAATTTCGGCGGCAGCGGATGCCATTGCTGGTGCTGGTGCTGTCTGCTTAGATTCGTAGGCCAACTGCATAGCTGCGGCGTCATCTTCGGATAATGCCGCAGGATCAATTCCCAACGACGTGAGCCATTCTTCGTAAGTCATCGCTGACCCTTTCTGTTGGGCAGCGCTCGCTGCCAGGTTAACTTGTGTCGTCGCATCCGCACCCATTGGCAGGACTGACGTTTCACGCAGCACCGATTGGCGTGCGACAATCACCGGCCCGACAAATGTCTGACCGTTCACCTCCACCGTTTCACCGGCTTTGATTTCTTGTTTCTCAATGACTCTGGCACCAATTGACGCCTGCCATTTGTGGCCCGCTTTGTGCGATGCAATCACCTGCATGGCACGCGGAGAACTGCCAGTAATCTGGCCCGTCATCAGTAGCGTTTGACCGTCGTTTTCGATTGCGTCCGTAATCCCGAACGTCGCATCAACAGACTTTTCATGATCGATCAAAATCGGAATTGCACCCGGCACTTCCAGCCCTGCAAGATCGACAATCACCGGCACATCAAAGCCGTCTACCGGAAGCAACCCGCCCGAGTAGGCAAGGATCGCAAAACGCTTTGGCGTTGAGCCTTCCGCCGCTTGAATTGTTAGCGATGCGTGAAACTTCATGGTGTTGCCTCTACCGTTTCGCTGATCAACTTTTCGATCCGATCAGGTGCCAGCCCGATAGATTCCAGCGTCATGCGAGCCATTGATTCTGAAACATCTCCCGCCGCCAGGCTTGCCAGCGTCGTTTGAATTCGTTTCATATTGTTATTGAACGCCCGCTGCCCGAGTTCTGTGTATTCGCCTGTCGGAAGTTCAGCGTTCGCAGTCATCGGAGCACCCGATGCACCCGGCACCGCTTGTATCTTGAAGATGGAATTGAATACCGCCCGCTTGTATTCCTCCGGCGTCACACCTAAATCCATGGCTGCTCTGGCGCTACCTGTGTCCCAATCAGCCCCGCGTTTTGCATACTCTTCAGACGGGCTTGATTGCCCCGATGACATACGCAGCGTTGCCGCCTGTGCTGACTCGACCGCGTCAAGTTCTGGCAACGGTGGCCAGTGCCATCGTCGCTCAACTAAATGCAGCGGCGGAGCACCATTAAGTAATCCCGGGGCATAGATTGCCGCTTCGAAGAACCAATCCAGCACGGGTTCCAGAATCGTGTTCTCGATTCGGTTTTGTTCAACTCGGACTTCGGGCTCCCAGACGTTTTTCATGTCGCCCTTGAAGGAGCTGAAGTTCGAGTCTTTGCCTGTCCCTGCTGCCAGTGAATATGGCATGTTTGTACAACGGCAAAAACTCATTAGAGCCTGCCGCTGAAACATCTCGTAAAGTGGGCCAGGCTGTTTCGGTTCAACCTGCCCGATCTCCCAGCCCTCTGGAAGCGTCGTCAGCATGTTGCGAGTAAGTTCAATTTCCGCGAAGTCCGCAGGACTCGCAGACGGGTTAACCGCTGGACCTGTGGCTTTCAAATACATCGCAAAGTTCGCTGCCGTCTCTGCACTGTACAGCGTTGCGAGTTCTTGCCGTCGCATGATCGGCAGCGTCTGGAGCGCTGGCGTTGCTCGTGGAATTCCGCGAACCTGCCCCGGACGTTCAGCCCGAAACAGATGTGCAACAACCTTGCGAGCCGGATACCATTGACCGCTCAACGCGCTAACTGAGTAAGCTGCCGAACCGGGATGATGATCGTATACGTAGATTTCGAGCTCATCGGTATTGCGATTAAATCGGATCCCGTCGTCTTGGAATGGATCACCAATCGCTGACGATTCCCACGGCGTTGATACCTGATCCGCCTCAATCAATCGCACGTCGAGTGATACCGGATAGCGGCTAACTGATTCGGCTTTGATCAGGAATACTTCGCCGTCACGCCAATACGATTCAATTGCCATTCGCAGTGTGTCGGTGAAATCGACCGATCGGCACCACCTCGACCACGCCTGTTCAATTCGACGGTCAACCTCAGGATTGCCTGACAATAACTGCAGACGCGGACCCGGACCACCGACGATGTGATTAGATGCCGTCCGCAGAATCCCTGCGTACCATGAGTTGTTTTCTGCTTCATATCGCGAGCGGATGCGAACAGTACGCCGCACTGAATGCGATAGAGCAGCCCGCGAAGATAGTCCGTCAGACGATGCCCAGTGCTTGCGGTTGTCGACTGTTGTCTGAGCCAAATCGAACGACGCACGAATCATTGGTTGCGGCGAAACGGTCTGGACAGGCTGCTGTTTTTTGCTGCGGCGGCGTCCCATTACCGGCCTCCCGGTGGGACAATTCGCATAGTCATCCCGCGGAACGTAGCCGCTGGTGATAGCGAACCGGCTTTGGCCGCCTGATGCTTTTCGTATGCCATCAACTCAGTCAGCGACCTGCGAGTGACCGACACACCGTCACTCGATACGCTCTGAGCCTTCAGGGCTTCGGCTGCTAGTTGGTCTGCGGGTTCAGTCATGCCCGCTAGTTTCGGCGATTATCATCGCCACTGGAACATGCTAACTGCTATATGTAGCGGACACGAAAAAAGGCAGCACGGGATACGTGCTGCCTTTTAGTGTTTTTTTCATTTCGGCAACTTCAGCAACTCGATTCCAATGTCTTTCAGTTTCAGGCGAATGCCCGCGATCCAATTCTGGTTTATCTTTAACATTTGCAACTCGCGCTCGCTGCTGTTTACTAAATCCTCAACCGTCTCAAATCCCATTTCCCGAAAGTATATTTCCATATACGCGGGCAACTGTAAAAAGGAAATCGGTTCCTTGCCAGTTGCCGGAAGCAGTTGTGATCCTTCTATCTTGGCCAACGACAAACTAGCATAGTGCTGCAATCTACTTAACGCCTTGTCTCGCCACGCCGAAATGTTGTGCGATTTCGTCCCCAACTCTTTCGCCAGCGTCCGGGTTGTTTTCACCTCCTCGCCCCCGAGCCCAAACAGTCCGTTGATAATTATTCGCTCTGTCTTTGTGAGCATGTGCAGATTTCGCTCAATTGCTTCTATCTGCAATTCTTTTCCGCGCTCCGGTTCAGTGTACTTCAGTAAACGTTCACGAGTCGCTGACGCATAACTCAGCATTGCCGCTTCTTTCCAGTTGTACACCTTTTCCATCGACTTCGGAGCATTCAGGAACTCATGGTTTTGGCGTAGAACGTCCGGCCATAATTCCTCCCATGTCTTGCCTGTTAACTGATACAACTTGGCTTCAGTTACCGCAATGCGTTCCTCTGTCCAACCCCGTGCCGCTTCTTTCGGTGGGCAGTATTTCAGGTTGATCCATTTACAAATCTCAGTGGCGCTGATTCCCAGATGCCTAGCCAAGGCCGACGCACTACCAACAACCTTAGCTGCCTCATGCAACGCCGCGTGCTTTATTCGCACTACTGCCGTGATTCCAATTCCTAAATCTGTGCTCTGCTGATCTGGAGCATCGTCTCTAATCACTGTGATTCCATGCAGTTCAGGCATTGGCGTCACCTATTTTCACTTTAGACATGATCATCTACTCCACAAAAAAAACCGCAGCACGGATTACTTGCTGCCTTTTAAACTCATTGACTAAATAAATCTCGGAATAGGCTCACCGATATAAAACTTGAACCCGCTTTTGCCAGCGTTTTGGCCAATTCGCTCGGCATTCCATGCGCGAACACACCAAGTGAATATGTGCTCTTTCAACATTCTTTTCGACGCTGCCGCATGTGTTAGCAGTCTGTCTCTCAACTGCAACGCATTATTCGTAACGAGGATCTCCGAACGCTGCCCGGTGCCTACCGTAGACCAGAACTCAGTTGCAGCATAACTGTCCAGACTACTGCATATAAACCAGCTAGTCCCAATGATCGACGGCGGTAGCGCTCCGTTGATTCGATTCTGCTTCCCAAACTTGGCTGCATCACGATGATGCTCCTTCAGATTCTCCACAACGTCTGAATGCGACGGTGCATCATGCTTTTGCAATGTCAAAGACGCGCCGCCCTTTTCATAAGCTTTCACCATCTTGTAAACCGAAGCACATTCAGTAGGATTCGAAATCCCGTGGCTTATCAAAATATCCGAAGCACTTCGCGTTTTGTTTTGATCGATCCGATCAAATGCCGAATCGGGAATGCCGAACATAACAACCGTTTCAACCGTAGTGCCAGATTGAACAATTGCCAATAATCGATGCTGGCCATCAATTAACCTGCTGTCAGAAAAACGGATTGCATCACCTGTTAAAATCCATTTGCCCGCTTTAATGTCGGCGGCTATTTTTTTTACATGATCAAGTCTAATTTTGCGGTTGTTGATATTTTCCTTTAGCCACTCCGCCGCTAATTCCGGCGTCACTTCCATTGTTAGTATTTTCATCATTTACTCCACGAAAAAACCCGCAGCATAGGAGGCGAGTCCTATGTGCGGGTTCCTTGCCGCGATTACTCGCGGATGTATTTAGTTATCGACACTCGCCTGCCGACGCCAAAACAATATCAATTCCAGCTCAGAAGTAAATCACCTATTCTCTCTGATCTGAAAAGTTTGATAATTTATTCCGCACAGCCAGCACCCGTTCGCTGGTCGTATGGATCGCCCCGCACTGCGGGCAAATTCGCTCACGCATCACGAAGCCTGCCGACCGGGTGGTGCGATAGACCTTATGCAGCGGCGTTCTGCACTGTTCACACGCGAGACCTTCGCCGCCCGGCAGTTTAAATTCGCGAGTCATCGTACCGCCCCCGGTAGACTGAAGGTACGTCGTTGATTTCCTGCTGATGTTGTCTCTCCCGCTATCCCACATCCAAGCATCGATGCCGCCAGTGTATTGCCAACCAGAGTATCCCACCAGTCATTGTCTCGGCCCGGTGGCTGCTCCCACGTAATACCCGACGCACCGTCGTAAATCATATGTTTCGGATTCTCCGCCGTCAGGTGTTCAACTAACAATCGATTGGCCAGCGGATCCGAACCCGGCAGCACCAACGCCGATGGAGCGCCAACGACAGTTTGCAACCTGCGAGCCGCTGCGGTCTTCCAGTGGTTTGCGTCATACTGGACGTGGACCGGGTCATCAGTCCGCCGCTCAACCCACTGCTGCCCGTTGTGCCGGTCTCTGTATGGATCGCCCCACAGATGCACGGGCTTGCGGCCTGGCTTTTGAGCGGACCCCTTCGACGGCCTGATGCGGCTGCGGTTGGCGGACCCCATGATCTGTGATTGGATCCGCGTCTTCTGGCCGCCGTCCGCCCAGTCCTTCAATAGCAGGTCCAGATTAGGAAACCGCGTAAACAGTTCTGATTCCAATTCGTTGTGGGCGTGCACAAATGCTTCTTCCCAAGCAGCACCCGGCAACTGATCTCCGATCGTCTGCTGCAACGCCGATTTGTAAAACACTGGCCGGCACTGATCTGGCCACGTCCCATAATCCACAACCCAGCCGCTGAAGTCCTTCGCCCATGCACAGACCATCCACCACAACACCTGATCGCTGCTATCGACGAACCCCGTAAGATAACTCGAATTCGCAGGGATGGCCCCACGCTCGATATTAGACACCCTGTTAATGACTTGCTGAGCATCCAGCCGCACGCCTGACGTATTGACCGGAGCATCGCCCTGCTGCTGGATTTCCTTCGCGAAAAATTCCGGATCCAACGCCCGGATCGTCATCAGACTTTGCAATGCTGATAGTTCGGCAGGCTGCTTGTCAAGTTCCCATGCGACCGAGGCTCCATCGTCCATGTCATTTCGATGATCAGCATAGAATGCCTGAGCCAAATCTTTTCCCTCTGCCGGCGTCGCACCATGACCCAACAACGACGCGTACTGGTCCCATAGGTTGATTTGCTCTGGCATTTTCAGCAGGCTTTTGTATCTCTTGCCGTTCCAGTCGGGATGACGTTTACGGTTTATGAATCGCAGCGTTAAGTCGTCATGCTCGCGCACCGTGCAGACCATCACTTCCGCCATCGGTTGCCCGAGACCTTTCAATCCGCCGAACGTCTTCGTTATTCGGTTCTCAAGATCGTTAGTTTGCAGCGGACTCCTCGCTGTCTGAGGCGTCTGAACGTCATCGTAGAACACGCCATCAGGTCGGACAGTAACGCCGAAGCGGTCGACATAAGATAGCCCCGATACATCCGTCGCCTGAACCGAATACGGTGCCACATGACACTGACACGACGGAGCCTCAAATATATCGGGGAACACAATCCGCCCACGGTCATCTTTGTGGCTCAGCGTCAGCAGCCGACCGCTCAATCGGAATTGCCGCTTCGGCTGCTTCCATTTCAACATCAGTGGAATCAGTTCAGGGTAGTCTTCCATGAGCAGGACACTGGACGCCAGCATCATGAAGAAATTCTCCCTGTGCTCCGTCGCTTTGTCGTCCGTCGCACCAACCAGCACAGGGAATCTCAGATGCCCGTTCACTGCCGCCCATATCGTCGATACCCTCGCGCATGTCGACTTCAAACCGCCACGCCTTACCGCATGGCATTCTTTCGCTCCCGTCTCAATAGCAACTTGGAACCGATCCATCATCGCACGCTGATACGGAGCCCAATCCAGATAGAACGTGGCCGCAAAATAGGTTTCGGCAAACAGAAGATTATCCTTCGACGCACGTTCCCGACGCTGCGGATCTTTCACATTCGGCAGCGGTCCGATTTCTTGACTCGCCGCTGTCTTGGCGTTAATGACCTCCGCATTACGTGCCGACCTCGCCGATGCGTAGTCTGAGGCGTCACGGTATTCAATGCGAGGCAGGTCATCAATTTGTGCCGCAACGCCTGGCAATAGATCAGTCGGAAATGTCTTGAGAAAGGCGATCAAGCCGGATTCGCTCAACGATCTCACTCGCAAGAGTTCTTCCGGCTTCAGCATCGTTCTTACCGGTGTTGTCAACTTTTACCCCTACGTTGATTTGTTGCTGTGCCGTTGGAGCTGGATTGTTGAATTGATGCAACGCAGCCAGCACTCTGGCCGCCGCAATTTTTTCCTTGTTGCTGCCTTGCGTCAGAACCTTCAGCATTGTCATCGGTACAAACTTCAGCGTCTGATCAGGAATGTCCCAATTGTTCCGCAGCCCCTGCTCAATCAGTTTCATTTCGCTGCGTGATGGTAAGTCGTTCATGTTAGTTCAATCAATGATGCAAACGTGCCACAACTTCCCCCGCCTGAGTAATTGCTCCATCAGCCGGAGCTCGCTGCGGATTGTTTGTGTCATTGATCACCCTCCGAAGATAAAAGCGTCCGGGTCGGAGTTGCACCGCCTTCTTCCGCATGGTTTGCGGACGTGTCACTGTCAACACTTCGGACGCTAGGTTTGCCGAGATACATTCCTGCACCTCGACGCTGGATTTCACTGAACGGTATCTCGGGGACGGTTAGCCTTTCGCGTGCTGTCGGATCAATGAAGTATATGTAGCGGAGTTGAAAGCCTGGCAGTGCCTTGGCACCGGCAGCTTTTGCAATAGAACTTCCCATCTCGCCTTTCGGCCCCCTGTGGTTTGGATTGTTCAAAGACTTATCGGAAACAATCTCACCGCCTGGCATTAAAAGAAGGCTTGTGTTTTTCTTTATCGCCGTCAACACAAAACCGGTTGCTCTGTATATCGTCCCGTCGCCGCATTGCGTACCGTCAGCAAACGAAATAATCCATTGTATGTGAGGGTACGCCTTTTTTATCCAACGCATTGCATACGCGATA